AAGAGTCACCAATGTCTTCCATGACGCGCCGCCAGGAATAGGTATTGACGGCAGGGCCACGCGTAGCAATGGCATTCAGACGTTCGGCCAATGCTTCCCAGGCTGCCCACTGCTCAGGCGTCATCGAGAGGATGCGTTGTTCGTAGATGGGTATCATTGATATCTCTAGTTTAGATACGATTCTGCGATCCATATATCACGAATGGATTACGCCAATCAAGTATGAAACGTTACCATAACAATCCGCGCCGTATCTCAGACAAGCAACTAGCCGACCTATCCACCTGGCTAGCTGAACTTGGCGATCTATCCGGCATCGTGCATGACCTCAATAGCGACCAGATTATCGGTGGTAACCAGCGTAGCAAAGTCTTTGACGTTAACGCCTGTGAGATTGTGCTAACTGAACAGTACGCCAATCCTGATGAGCAGGGGACGGTCGCACTCGGTTACATCCTTTGGCAGGGCAACAAGTACGCCTATCGTCAAGTGAGATGGAATGAGCGGCAGGCAGAGAAGGCGAACATCGTCGCCAACCGTGCAGGGGGCGAATGGGACTTTGAGCTTTTGAGTAGCAACTTTGCCGTAGATGACCTATTGGCGTGGGGCTTTGAGCCGGTAGAGTTGAATGGAACAATCGTGGCGGAAGTGAGCGCGCCTGAGGATTTTAACGAATATGACGAAGACATTGAAACGGCCTACTGCTGCCCTAAGTGCGGCTATACGTGGTCAGGTAAGCCAAACTAAGCCGCCTTATCTTGTTCCTTCGATGGAAGAAATCGCCGCTATCGAATGGAACGGCTATAGCGCCATTTCGACCTTTAGCGGCTGTGGCGGTTCATCGCTCGGCTATAAGATGGCGGGCTTCAAAGTCCTATGGGCGTCTGAGTTTATTCCGGCGGCGCAGGAAACCTATCGAGCGAATCATAGCGGAACAATCCTTGACACGCGTGATATTCGCCAGGTACAAGCGAGTGACATTCTTGAGGCGATCCAGCTAGAGCCGGGGCAACTCGACCTTTTTGACGGCTCACCGCCTTGCGCCTCATTTAGTACGGCGGGCAAGCGTGAGGCGGGATGGGGTAAGGTCAAAGCCTATAGCGATACCAAGCAGCGCACCGACGATCTATTTTTTGAGTATGCGCGCCTCGTCAAGGGTATTCAGCCAAAGGTCTTTGTAGCGGAGAATGTAAGCGGTTTGGTCAAGGGGACGGCTAAAGGATACTTCTTAGAGATACTTGCCGCGCTCAAGGAATGCGGCTATACCGTCAAAGCGAAGTTACTTGACGCGCAATGGCTCGGTGTGCCACAGATGCGCCAGCGCATTTTCTTCATTGGCGTACGCAATGACTTAGAGATAGAACCTGTGCATCCGATGCCACTACCCTATCGCTATAGTGTGCGTGATGCCTTGCCGTGGATTCGGGCGCTCCGCCTAACCGGAGCGCCCGAAAACTGGAAAGATGCCAATAGACCTGCGGGAACGGTTGTGCAATCTGATGCGAATCGAGATGCAAATGATACTGCTTACATGAGCGCGTATCTTATTGAAGCCGAAACCGACATAAGCCGCTACGCTATCGGCGCGGAGTGGGACAAGTTGAAGCAAGGCGAGCAAAGCGAAAAGTATTTCCAGCTTGTAAAACCTAGTCTTGAGTCACCGTGTCCCGCGGCGACAATACGGTCGCGAGCGTTACCCATCCAACCGAAAAGCGTAAATTCTCGATTGCCGAGCTTAAGCGCATCTGTGCCTTTCCAGACGACTTTATTCTAACAGGAAGCTACGCGCAGCAGTGGGAGCGGCTAGGGCGCGCTGTACCGCCCGTAATGATGTATCACCTTGCCAAAGCGATACAGGTAGGAGTCTTAGACAAATGCAAGCCGTAAAAGACCAAACAATGCCGGACAACAAATGGGCCTTTGACGGCGAAGTAACGACCGTCTTTGATGACATGCTCGCTCGCTCGATTCCTCAGTACGAGGTGATGCGCCAAGCGTGCTTTGACTTGGCGTGTAAGTACCAGAAGTCGGATAGCTGGATCGTTGACTTGGGTTGTAGCCGTGGTGAGGCAGTAGCGCAGTTGATTGACAAGTACGGCGCTAACAATCGCTATCTGGGTATCGAGATTAGCGAACCCATGCTCTTAGCGGCGCGTAGCCGTTTTAAGGGGCTTATTGACTGTGGCGTTGTTGATATTAAGAGGATTGACTTACGTGAGACATATCCACCCGTAGCGGCCTCTATAACGCTTTGCGTCCTGACCCTACAGTTTACGCCGATTGAATACCGCCTCCGTATCATGCAAGATATTTACGATAGTCTCCTGCCTAGCGGCGCGCTCATTCTTGTTGAGAAGATTATCGGCGCAAGTGCCGCGCTCGACAGGAATATGGTTGAACTTTACTATCAACTCAAAGCCATCAATGGCTATAGTCAGGAGCAGATTGAGCGTAAGCGTCTCAGTCTTGAGGGTGTACTAGTACCCGTAACCGCAAAGTGGAATGAGGAGATGCTGCAAATGGTTGGCTTTCGACAGATTGATTGCTTTTGGCGCTGGATGAATTTTGCCGGCTGGATCGCCGTCAAGTGAATCCAAACAATCCAGAATGAGTAAGCCCTATACAGCGCAGCAATTTCTAGATGCTATTCCAGGCAGCGGCGCAATTATGTCCACCATCATCAAGCGCGTGGGCTGTGACTGGAGAACGGGCGTCAAGTTTGTCAATGAATATCCGACCGTCAAGGCTGCCTACGATGCCGAGCGCCAATCCATCCTTGACCTCTGTGAGTCAGTCGTCTTTCGCAACGTACAGATAGCGCAGGAGTCACAGCGCAATGGGGAAAGCGGCGATACATCAGACGCCAAGTGGGTACTGAGTCGCCTGGGCAAAGAGCGCGGCTATACGACGGGTACGGAGATTAGCGGGCCGGAGGGCGGGCCGCAGAAGATTATCATAGAGTACATTAACGACTGGCGTCCATCGGCTGACGAAGAGTAGGCGTGCGATCGATGACCACGATCCGATTACCCTATCCGCATAAAGGACAACAGCAGGTACGTAGACAGGCGCGCCGTTTCAATTGGTTGGCGGCAGGGCGACGTTGGCGCAAAACGACTTTGGTGATGGCGATTGCGGTTGAAAGCGCCATCGCAGGGCGACGTATCATTTGGGGCGCGCCAACTTATCAGCAGGTGCGAATCGGTTTCAACGAAACTCATAAGGCCACAATCGACATTGCTGATTTCAATCAATCCCGTATGGAAATTATTTTCCCGACAGGTGGCGCAATTCTCTATCGCAGCTTAGATAATCCCGACAGCGCACGCGGCGAAACTGCCGACGGTGTTGTCATTGATGAGTGCGGCGACGTAAATCCTTTGGCTTGGCACGAGGTTTTGCGCCCGATGCTGATTGATACGGGCGGTTGGCTATGGGCCATTGGTACACCCAAAGGGCGCAACTGGTTTTTCCAAGAGCATGTAGCCGCCAGAAGCCGTGATGACTCTATGACTTGGCAAGTGCCCACGGTGGGCGCAGAAATAGTAGACGGCAGAATTGTACGTAAGCCACACCCAATGGAGAATCCAGACCTATCTTTTGATGAAGTGGCTAATCTCTGGTACACGATGCCAGAGCGCACTTTCAGACAAGAGATCATGTCTGAATTCATCGAAGGATCGGGCGCTGTATTCAGGAACATAGAGGCCTGTATGCATGCTAAGCCAACCACGCCACACGCCCATCGTGATCATACGCTCGTCATGGGCGCTGACTGGGGTAAACAGGCTGACATGACGGCGCTATCGCTCGGCTGTGTTGAGTGCAAATGTGAAGTAGCGCATGATAGGTTTAACCAGATTGACTATGCCTTCCAGCGCGCACGCCTCACCAAGCTCGTAGAGCAATGGGGCGTAGCGGCTGTACTGGCAGAGAGTAATGCGATGGGCGACCCCATTGTTGAGGAATTGCAGCGCGCTGGTTTGCCGGTGATCGCTTTCCAGACCACAGCGGTAAGCAAGCCGCCTCTGATTGAGAATCTAGCCCTTGCCTTTGAGCGCGCTGAATGGCAGTTCTTAGCTGACCCGATTTGGACGGGCGAGTTAGAGAGCTATGAGCGCAAGGTAAGCGCGCTAACGGGACGTAGTAGCTATAGCGCGCCGCAAGGTCTACATGACGATACGGTGATGGCGCGGGCTTTGATGCTTTGGCAAGCGACGAATAGCAGCGTAAGCCTCCTGCTCTTTGGCGGGAATGAATGAAAAAATACCAGGCGACGCCCGCCGCTAAGGATGACTGGCAGGATTTGCGGGATGCCAGGGGCAAGCTGTGCGCGCGTATTGACACGAAGCGATTTTTGTTGGAGATTAAGCGTAGCGATAGGAATTTGGTCGCTGTCTTTGATTTGCGGGCATACATGCTGGTTGAGCGCAAACAGGAAAGCGAGGGCGAATGAACAAAGTTAGCATCGAATTAGAATATAAAGACTTGAGCCAAACGGTTGTCATTCTTGCCCTGGCGCGGTTGCTTAAGTATGGTGAAATCAAGGCCGCTAACGATGATATTGATATTTTCGATGATGATGAGTTTTGGGGAGAATCTCTACCGGCGGCGCTCCGTGAAATCATGGGTACGCTTCAATTTCTGCTCACTGCCTATAACTGGGATGATAAATTTCTAAGAAGCATATTTGGCTATTCTGATGAATGGGATTCTGCCATCGGTTTCCTGACCAGTGAAACGAACACCTTACGGGAAATGGCGAACCAAGTAGGCAATCCGTGGGCGTCGCCTGCCGAGGAAACCGATGGCGCGTGATCTTGTAACTGTTTCAGATATAGAGTAGGATATAGCAACCGCACACACCAGAGGCGCTAAGACGCCCGTTTAGGGAGCAATCCCGGACGGGCGTTTTTTATTGCCACGGCTAACCCTCTTTGACGGTCAATCCATAAAAAGCAAAGACCTCTCCGGCTGGTCGGCTGATGAGTGGTCAACCGTCTTTGGCTCCTACTTCGGCCATGATGACGTATCGCCGCGCAATCTCTATAGCGTCGTCGGCTGGCTCTATGCCTGTGTCAATCTTAGAGCAGACCGTGTGTCAGCGATGCCGTGGGCTATCTTTAGCGGTGAGACACGCCTTGTCAGTGATGAAGATGATCTAACTGCTTACCCCTTCCTTGACAATTTTACAGACCTCCTGGAGCTAACTGAATCTGCCCTCTGTCTACTCGGCTATGCTTACTGGTTTAAGCAGCGTAATCTCCAGAACCGTCCTTTGGGTCTGAGATGGTTTGCGCCGGATACGATGCAAGTCATCTATGACCGCAATCAGGGCATAACCGGCTTTAGACGTTTGCTTGACCCCACGCGCACGATGCAAGCGGGCATTGACTTTACCCCTGAGGATATTGTCTATTTCCGTCTACCCAATGCCCTATCAGAGCTTGAGCCAGGATCGCCACCGGCACAGGCAGCGATGGCGGATGCTTCTGTACTGCACAATATGAGCGCCTTCAAAAATGCCTACTTTGAGCGCGGCGCTATCAAAGCAA